GAGGCTAGGGCATTGTATCCGAGGTATTCAGTATCCTGCTGTGGCATCTAGTGGCTCCCAGTCATCTAATTCAATATCGTTAATGAAATCTGCTACAGAAACTTGATCAATGTAGGCAAGTGCATCTAGTAGATCATCATGTGAACGGCTATTTGGAAAGTCCATCATCTGATTTATGAAATGACGGTTCCAAAAGCCATAATTAAACTGTATTTTACCATGTTCCAGCCTTCCTTGTAAGGCCCATGTAATACGGTCCGTTTTCTTCTTACCACCGTGGGACACATCATCAATTACAATCCACTGTCCACGGACTCTCATGAGGTCACTTAGGTAGGGCATGAGTGCATTTTTGAGTGCTCCTGCCTCAATACCTACACTGGTTACTTCATGTTCAATAGCAGTATCAAGGATACGTTCTGCAGTTTCCTTAATGTTCCATCTGCCATGCTGGATCTCCTTTACCCACCACCTATCTTCATAGACTTTCACCAGTGCAATGGCTGTTTCATCCAGCTTACTTCCCTTGACTCCACGTTCTTTCATGATCTGTTCAAACCCTGCAGGGTCCACAGCAATTACATACCTACCCTCATCCGGTTCTTCCTCGTTAACTACGAACCATTCTTCCTTGAAGATACCACCATTAAAGGATTCAAAGGAGGCTTCAAACTCTTGACGGAATGCCTGTGAACTCATAGAGGCTCGGGCAGCTTCAATTTCTTCTGGATCTAGTAGTGGATTATCTGTAGAGTTAAATGAGAATTGTTCCCAATCTGGATACTCATCCTTACCTGCCTGTAACCAGAGATCATAGAAATGGTTCTTGCCATCGGGAGTACCAATGAATAGGGCACTACCCTTTACATCTGCCAATGTAGGACGTAGGATCAGTTCCCATACACTGGGTTTCATACTGGCATATTCATCCAACACCACATACCTGAGACCTACACCACGGAGAGTATCTGGTCTGTCCGATCCTTTGAGGTAGATCTTACGGTCATTGATTAGGGTGATGGTTGCAGTATTCTCGTGAGTAGACTTAATTAGATCCTTCCCCAGTTCCTTCAATGGTCCCCACATGATGTCCTTGGCTTGTTGAAACGTTGGAGCAACATAGAATACATCCTTGTCCGTACTCTTCAATCCTTCCATGAGAAGTACCCATGCAGCTAGACGGGATTTACCGAATCTTCGTCCTGCAGCCACCACTTTGAATCGAGCAGTGGACTTGAAGATTTCCATCTGTGCTGGATGTAGTTCTACTTTTACTTGTGGCATATTTCAGTCATGTGCATTAGAATGTACAATATAGGCAAATTTGTTTGCGTTAATGTACAATTATTGTTTCCCTTCCCGGATACGAATAGCTGCTCCTTGTTTAGCTGCTTTCTCCTTGGAGGCGTAACACTTACCGGATTTACCCCACTTGTATCCAACTTTACCATTCGGTAGCTTACACTTTACAATTGGCATGATGTTTCCTTATTTAAAAAACTTAACCCCGTTCGGGAATATTTCAACTAAATTTACTGTATTTAGGCAATAATCTTCCCGCTCGGGTTAAACTTCCAGAGTACTCTGGTATTTAAAAATCTCCATCCTCTGATTCTACTACTTCAGCATCTACGATCCCAATGTGGGATACATTATACCCATTTTGGGATATAGCTTTAGCTGCCGCTTCACCAATGGATTCTACTACAATATTGATTGCCATGTCCTGATTCTCATGTTTAATCTCAACGGCTTTATGTGCAGGTACAATACGGTCCATACACATCTTGAGACAGGCTACGTCACCTTCCATTGCTTTATCAATTACTTTCTGTACAATCATAACTCCGTTTTCTGAGAGCAGTTCTCTGGAGAGTTCCGTGTACTTATTGAGAGTGCCTTTGGGTCGGCCTCTTGGATTACCGGATTGCCCCGGTTGAAATAGATGTTTTTTATCTGACATGGGTTCCCTCCTTAAGGAATTTTCCATAGATTGTAGCTATAGATGTTATCATGAAATGGTTTGTTTGTCTACTGGTCCAAAATCCACCTCTCTTGTGTCTGGGACTATGACTACATCGTAGGGCTAGTCCACAGGGTCCCCCCGGGGGTGCTACGGAATTTATACCCCAATAAGGAAATTCTATGGCAGGAGTTATCCACAGGCTGTGCATAAGCTGTGCATAAGTTATCCACAGGAAGGCCATAAGCTGCGTTTATAGGCGAATAGAATCTTTTGAATTGACAGGGGAGAGTGCGTAGGATAGTGGATCATTGGCTATCCATTGGCCTATGCCCACATAAAAACATTTCATTGGACACCCACACGGAAGGATGCTATCACAGGATAAAACTTTATTTATGGGGATATAAAAACATTCAATTAGACAATCTGCATTCGGACTGTATACTTGTTCGCATCAGGTAGCACATCGCAGGCCTGGCAATTGGAGTTGATACCATGCAAACCATTTACCGTGTACGTGTAAAGAAAAACCGTTGGGGTTTTGAAAACCTAGAAAACTTTCTAGCATTCCACACCGGAAAGCGCAGCCTGTATATTGGCAAGATTACAGCAAAGCGTGATTTTTGGGGGATTAAACATATTTCCGACATCCGGGGAAAAACCACTATTAAAAAGTTTTATATTGTATAAAATCTTTTGATTGGACGGACCTTGGCCAAGTCTATAAACTGGCCATTCATTCAACAAAGCACTGGAGTTGATACCATGCAGACCTTCACTATTAAACAGGCAGAGAGCATAGTAGGCGGACTGTCCGAAACGTCCAAAATGCCAACAATGTCTATATCACTGCCGGCAACACTTTGCAAGACAGGCAGCAAGCTTAGGAAAGTACCGGGCAGCGTATGCAGCAAGTGCTATGCCTGCAAAGGTGCGTATTCTTGGGGAAATGTTCAAGCAGCACTTGAGACTAGACACAAGGCCCTAGGGAATGCAGACTGGGTGAGTGCTATGGTTACACTGATGAAAGGTAAAAAACGGATAAAGTCCAGTGGTCTATTCCGGTGGCATGATTCCGGGGATCTGCAAAGCTTGCAGCACCTAGAAAACATCATTGCAGTGTGCAAAGCCACACCGGAAATCAAGCACTGGATACCTACAAAGGAAAAAGCACTTGTGCGTGAGTACACCCGCAAGCATGGGGCCTTTCCCGATAATGTGATTGTTCGGGTATCCGGTGCAATGATAGACGGGCCAGCACCCAATGCAGAGCACACTAGCACAGTAACAAGTGATCCGGCACAGGCAACTTGCAGAGCATTCGAGAATGATGGCAAGTGCGGAGAGTGCCGTAAGTGCTGGAACAAGGACATTCAGAACGTGGTTTATCTAGCACACTAAAGGATTACTTATGACCACATACATTTTTTCAATTATCGGAATAGGTGCCAGTGCATTATTATTGTTTTGGCTGGCTGGAAAACTAGCGGATTACTTTGATCCGTATGATTATGAGGATTAAACATGAGAACACCAAGCAGAACGGAAAGCAAGCAGCATTTTGTGGACCTACTGAACAATGAGCAACTGAGCAACAGGCTTGTGATGGTACGCAGGCACTTTGACAATGCTTATATCAGTATGCCCAAGGCCCACGTGCTGGACCTACTACAGAATGTGCAACAAGTGGAATATTTTCGTTCAGACTTTATAGACTGCCGAGGTACTGTATACCTAACAAACTGGAGTTGATCATGAAGAACACGCAACTAAAAACTAGACCAGTAGAAAACCCTTATGAGATTTGGCAAGCCAACGGTGGGCAGTGGGAATGGCGGGTGCTAAAGAAGTGGCAGGCCAACGACAGCAAACCATATGCCCGCTGGTTTTGTGCGGTACGTAGTCCGTTCACGTATGATTCATGGGAATACGGGGACGTATACGTGGCTGAGATCAAGAACCTAGCACACAGGACCTATGCAGAACAAAAGGATGCAGCATGAAACTCACAGATGATGCCCGAAGCTGGATTTATCACTGTTTGCTAATGGATGACTATCCACCAAACCAACTAGGTAGATGGTCCGATGATGATTTTATCCATGCTTATTGCACGGACAGAGATGAAGTATTACCTAAACATTGGATAGTAAAGGATGCAGAATGATGAATTACAAATTAAAACATGAAGATATTAAACAAGCCAATACAGTGTTTGTATGGGTACCGCAACTCGGTGCCTATGTGAAAGCACGGAAGAAAGATATACAGGAAGCACTCGACCTAGGCAGGGAGATTCGAGACTACCACAAATATTTTGATTCAACTATCAGTAAGGTCCTATTCATTCGGTGAGGTGATACCATGAGCAGCATACATAAGGATATTCTAATGGATCAATGTGAAGATTTATGCAGTGAAGCATATGATCAAGGATTCAAGGACTGCCTGAAGGAAGTCTACAACTACCTAGAATTATGGGGAGGACAGGATGTTCTGGCCCTAAAGAATGCATTGAAGTATCATATGCAGCGGGGCTTTGGTTATGAGTACCCAAGTAACCCGGAGGAGTTTGAATGAATGACTACAAGGAAATAATTGAAGATGAATATTTACCTAGACAGTTTGCACCTGCTACTGCTGATTGGCTGTATCGTGAATGCAGCCCTCTATCTACACGAAAGAAGCCACCACCGGAGGACACAGGAATCTATGGTGAATTTCCTAGAAGCCAACAACTTGATTGAATATGAGGATGCAGAGGATTAATCCTAGGATTTTATTTTACTTGATTAATTTATTTAAGTAATTAAATCATTAAAGATTTATTTCCTTGTTTCCTTAGCTAGAGATTATACATAGCAATAGATTTGTAGTCAATACCACCGATGGTATGTATCAAAAATACAACAGTAGTATATCTCATTGTGGATATGTTCAAGCAAGGTTCTAGGATTTACAGTAGCAAGCAGTGGTGCGGCAACACCATAAACCAAGGCACAGAGTAGTGCACTAACGGAGAAACAAAATGTCAAATGTAGTAGTTGAGATCAAGAATAAATTCCAGTATGAGAACGGCAAGCTGATCTATAAGGATCATCATTTTAAAACCTTTAAAGGAAAGGAAGCGGGCGGTATCTATGTATGTACGCATGCTCCATTTAAAACCTTCCGTAGGGTAAGAGTTGGTGTTAATTTTGTTCCAGCACATCATGCAGTGTGGATGATTTTCAATGGATATATACCGAAGAACACTAGAATCAACCACCTAAATGGTGATACACTGGACAATCGAATTGAAAACTTGGAGTTAGCAGATGCTATCTCATCGTGAAGAACGTGACTATTACTATTGGAAAGAAAGTGAGTTAGACTTTCAATCCCTGCAGAAGAGTGCTCGGGACATTCTGATGCAGATACCGGAGGCAGAAGGCCTTCGAGATTTTCACTCCCGAGATGTAAAAGGAGATCATAATGGATCACATGACTGTTGAAGGTAACGTAGCGTTTGCATATCTGACTCAACCGGATAGCTACATGGGCAATGACAAGTACTCAGTAACCCTGTCTCTCAGTGAAGATTCACAGAAGGCACTCGGTAAGTTGGGCGTCAAGCTAAAGGAATACACTGACAAGAGTGGTGTAACCCACATCCAGCGTGAGTTTAAGCGTAAGGCTACAGGTAAGGATGGTGAGCCGTGGTCCCCGCCGCTGGTGTTTGATGCAGAAGGTAACCGCATCGGTGCTGATGCCATTGGTTGGGGTGATACTGTCCGTCTAGCAATCAGTGTTGGTGAAGGAAATGCACTGGGCCGTGGTACCTATCTCAACAAGGTGAAGCTGCTCAAGAAGGCTGAGAAGGCAGAAGGTGAAGCCCCTGATGCAGGTGGTGGTGACTTCTAACACCATCAAAGTGGTAGCCTGAGCATTTGCTACAAAACTGCTCCAGCTTGATCCGATGCAAGGAAGAGTATAGTCTGTTCCTAAGGTCCTAGCTAATGGGCGGCAGCATCCCTGTAGTATGGTAAGCAGGACTCCTTCCACGAGTATAATGGGGATGACTGGCAGGAAAGACTGCCCCATTCTTTCACTCACATAAGTAGGAACATAAAATGTCCGAAGAGGATCCTTTCCTGAGACACGAACCGTGTCCAGCTTGCGGCAGCAAGGACAACCTAGCCCGCTACCAATCAGGTTCAGCCCATTGCTTTGGCTGTGACTATCACGAACATTCAGACGGGAGTGCTGGTATTAATACTAACACCATGCTAAAGATTCCGGGTGAATCCAAGATGGATACTGCTCGGAAGATTTCACTTGCAACAAACCAGAAGTACAAGGTTACAAACTGGTTCAACAACAACACAGAATACAAGGTCTACCCCTACTTCGATTCCGATGGATCATTGGTAGGGTTGAAGTACCGTGGCATTAGGGACAAGTCTTTCCGCTTTGAAGGAAGCAGTAAGGACTCTGGATTGTTTGGTCAAAACCTATTCAAGGGTGGTGGTAAGTACGTCACCATCACTGAGGGTGAAGAGGATGCACTTGCTGCCTATCAAATGATGGGTAGCCGTTGGCCTGCAGTATCAATCCGTACTGGTGCCAAGGGTGCAGTCCGTGACGTGAAGGCTGAGTTGGAGTGGCTGGATTCCTTTGAGAAGATTGTTATTTGTTTTGATAATGATCAACCGGGTAAGGATGCAGCCAAGGAAGTGGCTCAGTTGTTCATGCCGGGTAAGGTATTGATCATGCAACCTGAATACAAGGATGCTGGTGAATACCTAGTGCAGGGTAAGGAAAAGGACTTCATGGATCATTGGTGGAAGGCCAAGGAATTCATGTTGGATGGCATCATCAATGCTAAGTCCTTGAAGGATGAGATTTTCAATCCACCAAAGATTCAATCCATCCCCTACCCGTGGTCCTGCCTCAATGATTTCACTTACGGATTCCGTGAACAGGAACTGGTGACTATCACTGCAGGCAGTGGGATGGGTAAGAGTAGTGTCCTTCGTGAGTTGGAACACTGGTTACTTAAGAACACTGAGGACAATATTGGTATCCTTGCACTGGAAGAAACTACACGCAGAACTACTCAAGGTATCCTGTCCGTGGAGTTGAACAAGCCATTGCATATTCCAGATACCGTGGTTGATCCCGGTGAGTTGGAGACTGCGTGGAATAATACAATCAATAGTGGACGTGTATTCCTGCATGAACACTTCGGATCTACGGGTGAAGATAACCTCATCTTCAAGATTCGTACAATGGCAAAGTCCTTGGATTGCAAGTGGGTGATTCTTGATCACATATCCATTGCAGTATCCGGCATGGAAGGTGACAATGAACGTCAACTTATTGACCGGCTGATGACTAAGCTACGGACACTGGTTCATGAGACAGGTATTGGATTGTTTGTAGTATCACATCTACGTAGGCCAACAGGTGATAAGGGCCATGAGCGTGGTGCTGAGGTTACACTCAATCAACTACGTGGTTCCCATGCCATTGCACAACTCAGTGACATTGTGCTTGGACTGGAACGTGATCAACAAGCAGAGGATGAAAGCAAGCGGAACACTACACTGATCCGTGTAATCAAGAATAGATTCACGGGATTGACTGGTCCTGCTTGTTATCTAGAGTACAACAAGTATACTGGGAGAATGGCTGAGACAGGTAAGCCAGAAGATAGTGAATTTTAAGTAAGCATAGAGAGGTGCTGAATGAGACAGTTTGTATTTGACATCGAGACCGATGGTTTCGACCCAACAGTTATTCACGTAGCGGTGGTGAAAGATGTTAGAACTAATAATGTATATGTCTTTAATTCTGACAATGGTAGTGATTTTGCTGGACTTGTGGCTGGACATGAGTTGATTGGCCACAACATCATTGGCTTTGATTTACCTGCATTGGAGAAAGTATGGGGATATACACACACAGGTTTGATAACGGATACTCTAGTTTTATCCCGGCTTGCAAATCCTGCACAGGACGGAGGCCACTCCCTAAAGAACTGGGGGTCCATGTTAGGATTCGAGAAGGGGGAACATACCGATTGGAGTACCTACTCGGAAGAAATGTTGAAATACTGTGTACGGGATGTAGAGGTCACGGCACGGGTGTATCAAACTCTGATGAAGGAAAAGCTGGACCCGAATGCGGTGAAGCTGGAGCATCAAGTAGCAACAATCATTAAGCAACAGGAACTTAATGGTTGGTTATTCAAGGAACAGGATGCGGTGAATCTACTGGCTAATCTCCGCAGCCGTATGACTGATATTGAAATGGAGATTCACAATGAATGGAAACCTATGGCGAGATTTAGCAGAGAGTTTCGCCCAAGCTACACCCAATCAGGTCAAATCAAGAGAGTTGGGTTGGGTTTTGTTGATGGTGATTCTA